TAGCTTTTCTTGCAGCTTCTTTACGTTGATTATCTTTATATTTTTGAGTAGCGGGATAATAAGCATTTCCCGGTCCTGTACCTACTTTTAAATCTGGTTTATTAGGAATGTTAGGAGTAGTACTTTGTGTATAAGGGTCTATTTTTTTACCGCCAACTCCTTTAAGAATACCAGGAACTTCAGGGGTTTTATAAGAGGAGCCTCCAATATTTCCAGGAGTAACTTTTAATGCTCCTTTAGGTGAAATAGATTCTCTATTCTTAAACATTCCTCCAGTAGTATCTGTTGGTTTATAAGTATCAAATCCAGAAACAGTTTTCTTTTTTGATAAGTTTTTTCTGTTTTGTTCAATTTTTTTAGCTCGTTGTTTAGCTCTTTGTTCATCTATGATACGACCAAAAAAACCCTCTGGACCAAAAATTCCTTTAGGATTATATCCTTTTTTGTTTCTGTCAGCCATTACTTTTTCCTTTTAACTGGAGTTTTCTTTTTATTATATGAATGTTTTTTACCACAAGCCATAGTCTTTTTCCTTTTCTTTTTACCATACTGTTGACCTTCTATAAAAGCACCAGTATTGCTAGTTAACATACTCATTAATAGTTAGGACCTTTTTTAGATATTGTAGGTCTGCCATAATTAGGATATTTAATCCCACGTTCTAGTTTCCATGCATCTTGACTCATTCTACGTTTATGAGAAACAGAAGTTTGTTCTGCTTTTTGATTAGCTATTTGTTTAAGAGTAATAAAAGAAGTTGATTTAGCTTCTGCTAAAAAATAACTAAACATTTGTACAGGTAAATCAGCAATAAAGTTATCACTTAATGTAAATATAACAGCACGTTTACCAAAAGCTTGAGATTTAGATTTTTGTAAATGTGTATCTGTTGTTTGAATATAATTATCAAATACTACATACTCTTCATCAAAAGATGTATAGTATTCAGGAGCTCTATCTTTATAGATATTAAGTTTAATTCCTTGTAAACTATCTACTACTTGAACTTTACTATCTGTACTATTTCTGACATCTACATGATTAATAAACTCTTCAGGAGTTAAGTATTTAATTTCAGTATATTGATGTTTAGCTAACTCTGTTTTTCTTACATCATACTTAATCCAATGTACATTTTCAATTGTATCTGGTATTTTCATATGAGTAGGTCTAGTATCATTAGCACTGTCTAATTGAAATAACTCATTAAAATGTGGATAGTCTCTACCATTAACAATATTAAAATAAGTAGTTTTAATTATTTGAGCTACTTGCAAAGACTCTACTGAATCATTAATGCTATTGACTTCATCTGAATCCATATCAGATAAGATATCTTGAGCCATTTCAAGTAGTGTCATCTTAGCCATTAACTATGTCCTTGTATCATTAATTGAATAGAAGCATAGTCAACTGTACATGCTCCACTTGCTTTTGAATATATTTCTAAATAATCTGATGTTACTAAACTGACAACAGTAGACAAAGTAATAGAACCCCAAGAACCAGTAGACAAACTTCTAATAACTCTTGAGCCTGTAATCTCTGTACCATTTTTAAATAATGCCCATTGTACATCTTTATTAGAACCTGATGCTTGTTTAGTAGCAAGAGATAATTGTACAAATGCTGTAATACTTTCTGTACCTGAATATGTAATTCTAAGATTAGGAGAAGTAACAATAGTAAAACCATCATTAGCTCCTGTAGTTATTGTATTATTGAGTACTGTATCTGATGTAGTAGTTGTATGTTGATATGCTGGAGTTACCGCATCAAAACCTGTGTATGCTCCAAGCCATTTGTCTTTATCTTTCCATGTACCTGAGCCTGCACCATTAGCTACATATACTTGACCTGATGAAGCAGTAGCTACACCTTTAGGTTCATGAATGTCTGGGTCTGTAATTACATTATGTTGTATTGTCATTTAAATTCCTTAAAAGGAGTGGGGTCCGAAGACCCCTATCCTTATACTTCTACGTGATATTCAACAATAACTGTTGCAGTACCAGCAGTATATGTGCCAGTTGCAGCTACTGTTAGTTCACCAGCATTAGCACCGATAGTAGCACCAACTAATGCCCCGTTGCCTTCAATAACAGCACCAGCAGTAGTTGGAGTAATAGCAGCGTCTAAGCCGTCAGCGTCAATAACTGTACCATCACCTTGGTATAAACCTACGTTAAGGCTTGTACCTCCAGCCCATGCAGTACCTGTAATCCATGTTGAGGATACGATAGTTGCATTTGCAGGAATAGCAAATTGTAAGTTAGTTGAGCCATAGGTAGGTAAATCAGAATAATCAAACTGCCATTCAGCACGTTTAACTTGTCCTGTTGATTTAGCCTGACCGCCCCATTTTGCATCTCTGTCTCTTGGTCCATAGTGATTAAGGACATTGATGCCAGCATTATTTTCATAAGCCATTTTTATTCTCCTTAATAGTTAGATGGATGAGTTAAAATAACACCAAGAGTGTCAACACGTTGAGCACCTAAGCCATAACGTGATGTTACTTGATACTTGTCTGCACGTTCTTCGTTGTCTCTCCAGCCTTCTGTCTGAGGAGCTCGTCTCCAAGCATGCATAATTGGCTTACATGTATCATCTGCTACGCACATGAAGATGTTAGCCTTATCACCAACAGCTGCTGTTTCAGATGTTAAACCATATGAAGAAGCATTAATAGCTTCAGAAGCTGTTAATGTAGGTAGGAAGTTAGAAGTGTAAACATCCCAACCAAATACGTTTCTTACGAAACGATGGTCACGAGCAAAACCTTCTGTTACCATACCTTCAAACATTGGGTTGTTTGATACGTTAACTAAGTTGGTTAAGCTATTTAATGTAGCTTCAACAACAGGGTCAACAATAGCAATACGACCACCAGCTGGTGAGTTTGCTTTATCAAATGCAAGCTTCATAGAAATGAAGTCTTCCAATGTAATAGTTCTAGCATTAGATGCTGCAGAACCTACCCAACGGTGTGGTCGACCATTAACTAAGTTAAGATTTGCACCTGTTTGAGCTGCATTAGCTACGCTTAGGAAACGTGTTTCATGGTTTTCACCAAGAGCACGTGTTGATTCCATAGCACGCATAGCCATTAAAGTATCAACTTGAGAACCATCTTCACGAAGGTCATCAGAAACTTTCCATGCATCACCAACATAGTCAGTGATAGTAAGAGTTAATGTACCTGTGTCGATAGGACTATAGTTGAGAGGAGTATCCTCAGCTGCATCTTGAATTGTTACAGTACCTACTGTCTTGATGTTTAAAGTTGTACCTGAACCGAAGTCTGTTACATCTCTCCACATACCTTCAGGAAGTAGATAGTCATGTAAGTTCTCAAGAATAAACTGTGAATACTGTTGTGCTTCAATAAAAGCACTAGTATTACTAGTCAATTGTGACATAATTTATCCTCTACGCTTGTTGTTTAATTTTCTCACCAGCTGCTCTCCAAGCATCAACTAAATCTTTAGTAGACTTATTTTTACCTACTCGAGCTGAAAACTCTCCTGTAGGTTTAGTTTGTGCTAAAGATTCAGTATTTACAGAACCAGAAGACTTAGCTACATTAGATGGAGCTGAGTCAGTAAGCCCTGCTAGTCGTAAGACTACACTAGGTGAACTAGTAGCGAGACTGTTAAGTTGTTGAGTTGACATACCTAACTCACCAGCAAGTTTGTTATAAACAGTTTCTGCTTGAGACCCATACTTACCCTGAAATTTTTGAGCTACAGAGTCAGCATTTTGTTTAGCAGTCTTGGTCTGTTCATTACGCTGGAGTGTTTGATTTACCAAACTCATAATAGCGTCTTCGTTTAACTCAACCCCTTGAGTGGTGTTCTCTGCGGGTTGTCTAGTTTCAGACTTTAATTCATCAAGAAGTTCTTGTGTAGTTTTGCGTTTAGTTAGTTCTTCTTTCAACTGCGACATCTCTTCCTCTAGGGTTTTGATGTGCTGTTGAGCATGAGGAACTGACCTAAGTGCTTCCACTGCATTAGCATACTTCTTACCCTCACCAACTAAGTCTTGAGCTTCTGTCGGAATTTCAAATAGTTTTGCTTGGGTATCTGTTTGTTGAGTTTCTTGGGTATTTGACTCAACAGGTTGTTCTGTTATTGTTTCTTCTGTCATGTGTTATCTCCTTGGTCAGGCAATAAACTATACAGTTTTGTAAAAGCTTTTTGAATGCCTTGGAGATAAGCTTGATGGTATGACCATGAGGGCATACTAAAGTTTTCTTCATCCATTGCTTTTCGTTGAGCTAATTTAATCTGTTCGTTACAGTAGTTTTTAATCTCTTGTAATGTTTCTTGTTTACTTAGACTCTTACCTTTGTCAGATTTCAAATCCATATATTTATTATACCATATAATTAACGAAATGTCAAGTAATTAGTTACCTAACTGTTGGTCAAGTATTCTTTCATCAACAGTAGGAGCTACTTGAGTTTCTTGCAAGTCTTGTTGAATTTGCATTTTAAGTTTTTCTTGTTCAGCTAATTCAAATAATGCAGCATTATCTTTCATAAAGTCAAACTTTTCAAAACCCATATACTCTTCAACCATATTTGCAAGTTTTTTAGCAGAAATATGAGGAGCAATCATTTGCCCTACTGGACTATTAAAGACTCCTAACATATTTTGCATTAACTGAGCACGTGTTGCGTAATGTCTAGCACCAATAGGTCTAAGTTTACCACGAGCAGTTAAATCTTCTTTAGTAACAGATAGAAAATCTATTACACCATAATCATCATCCATAACTTTAGCTAGTTCTGGAAGATTCATATTACGTTTAGCAGTTTCTAGCATAGTATTTAGTATAGGTTCTAGAAATTCTACTTCAAATTGATTAATTTTATTTTGGAATATACGTGATGCAGCATTTTGTAACTGTTGCACTTCAAATGCAGTCTTCTCACCAGGACTTCTAAAGCCCATAGCCTCTTTAGGAGCTCCTGCCATCTCTTCCATAATGTTTAATATTGCAGCAATCTCATTATTTACTTGAAAAGCAGCAGCATTAGGAGGCATAGTCTCTACATTACCATCTTCTGGTATATGAATAGTCTGTTCAGGACCCCATTCAAAGGGTTCTACATCACCAGTTATCTTAAGAGGAGGATGAATAGTAAGGTCTAAAGCATCTGCTTTAAGATTTTCAAGGTGGTCAACACGATATTGTAATCCAACAAGGTTGTCTAATGGACCCATAGCATATAAGTTGTCCGTTCTTTTTCTCCAACCTACATGATGTTTATTATCACGACCAATATAACTAGGGTTATCAATATTTCGTAAGATGTAAGCTCTATCAATGATAGTAATAATTTTATTTTTATGTAATTTCTTTTCAACTGTATCATAGAAATCACCTTCAAATTCTAGTAACTCTACATAACCGGACTGATAGTATTCTTGTAGTGTACCAAAACCTTCTGATATGTATGGACTAGCCTTATTAATATCTTCTTGTCTAAACTGTGATAAACTATTTCTAATATCAAGAGCTTTATTTACAGCTTTTTGGTCATAACCTAAGTCTGGTCTTTCTTCCATATCAATCATTAGTTCACCTACAGATTTAACATAGCGTGTAAACTTAGGAGACTTATCAAATGAAGGAGCAGTAGGATTAAATACAATATCAAATGGTGATATTCTAGTTAACTTAGGACCATTGTAAGTTGTAATAGTTTCTTTAGTTAAAGGGTCAATATGGTCTTCATTTACATATTGTACTTCTGCAAAAGCATTACCATAGTCAATATAATCATATACAAGTTTAGATACTGTTTCTCTAAATCCTGATTCTTTTAATTTAGTTTTAAGATAAGCTTCAATAGCTCTACGTTTTGCAGCATAACTATCTTCTAGTGTAGCCCCTTCCCACTTCATCCAGTCATCATTAGGAAATAAAGCATCCATGTAGTTAGCATGTAAGTTATCTCTAATCTGTGTTAACTTAGGTAAAGTAGTTTTGTTTTTCCAAGGAAGTTTAGAATTAGATGTAGTGGATGTATCAGTAGCAAAAATATAACTACGCAGTTCTCTCCATTCTGCTTCTTTACTTTCTCTTTGAATCCACCATTGATTATACAACTCAGCAAGATTTCTTGCCATTGTATCTGCATCTATAGCTTTTTCAAATTGTGCGACTCTGCCTGCCATATGTATTCCTTAGAATGTTACTCCACCAAATCTGGAGTGTGTCATAACGTTTTTACTTAAATAACTAATATTGTTTCTGAGTTTTGGTACTAAAGATATTGAAATAGCATTAGCCATTGCATCTTTAATATCATCATGAGGTGGATGTGTCATAGTTAATTCTTCTTCAAGAGGTTGACAATTACCACCTTTGTAATGCCACATTTGTTGATTGTGATATTTAGGTTCTAGTATTGCATTGATACGTTGTCGTTTATCTCCCATGTATCTTGTAGGTCTAAACTCATCTATTACTAATGGAATACCATTAGGTCTAAGATAACTATCTTTAAGTTCTTTAACAATAGTTTGTTGAGCTACTGTAATTTCAGCTCGTAGTTTTCTAAAACCCCACTTCTCCCAAGCTCGTAAAATATGTTCATAGTATTCTACAATCCTATCAGTTTTAAATCTGTCAATATCTAATACGTAGTAATTAGCTTGATGGTCTACACCTATAATAACAAGAGCTGTACTATCAGCTTGTTTACGTAAAGAGAATGCAAAGTCAATTGCTGCATAAACATTTAACTTTCTATCTCGTATATACCAATCCCCTTCTTTATTTTGTAATACACTTCTATCATAATATTGAAAGTTATCTGTAGATATATTTGCAGTTTCTTTACTATTAGGGTCATTGTAATACTGTGCAAAGAACTGAGTTTGGTCAATATACTTAGCTCTAATTCTTGCTAATTCTTTTGCATCAAATCCAAAAGCTTTACCATCTTTTCTTTTTTGTTTAGCCCAAAGAAACTCACCATCTTTTTCTACTACTTTTTGAAACAATTCATATACTGGTTCTTCTGTTTCTAAATCGCCATCTTCATCATACAAAGATTCTTTCATGTTAACCATAGTATCATAAATATCCCTAGGATGATAACGGGTACCAACCACCCACTCAAGAGCTCCAGGATTTTCAATAGAAGCGAGTTGGGAATATGCTGAAGAAACTTTATCTCGCCCTTCTTCCGTATACGCATTACCAGGAACAACAATGTCATCAAGAACAACAATATCAGCATGAAATCCAGTAGTATTAGAAGTAAGCCCAACGGCTTTAACAGTAGCGTCTCGAACACCCTCTTCCTTTCTTCTTGGATGGTCTACTGCTATTTCAGCAACAGCCCACCGTTCACGTTTACCTTCCTCAGGATTAATCATTTCTGCCCAGTATCGTTTATAGATAGGACTATCTATAATATTTTTAATAGCATACAATTGTTTTTCAGCAAGGTCTGCTGTTGCAGATACGTATAGTATTGTAGTTTCAGGATGCTTAGTAATCCACCAAGCAGTTCTATAAGCTACTAACTTAGACTTCATATGTCCACGAGGAAGTAATACTAATTGATTAGCTTTAGCATCTTGCCTTTGCCACCATTGTATTAATTCTTCATGTATAGCACCTAACATTAAATGCGGAGCTACTAATCTTATAAAAGTTAGTAAATCATTTTCTGCTGCCTCTCTGATTTGGTCAACTTGAGACATATTTACTATTTTTATTTTCATCATGCCAATTGTTACCAATAAACTTAGGGTCTACTCCATCTAACCATTTTTGTATAGACAGAAAACTACCTCCTTTTGGTCCTGATTTAGCACCATGTAAGTTATTATGTAAAACTCTAATCTTAGGATTTGCATGAGGATGGTTATACCATTTACCTTTTCTCATAAAATCAATATCACCTGATACCCATACTTCAAATGAATCTACATTAGGATGTATGTGAGGTGGGATAACTATATTAGGTTTAGTAATAAATAGTTCTACTTGAAAAGGATAGTTCCTATATAAAGTAGTACCACTTAATATATCTACATGATTTACTCCATCAACTATAGGAGTAAAAGGTTTCTCTCTTAGCCAGTACTCTACAAACTCTTCGAGAGTATAGTCTTTGATTTGGTCAATCTGACTCATTTTTTAATTGCTCCATTCGTTCTAGTCTTGCTTGTTCTGACATATAGAACCATTGTTCTAAGTCATCGTATGTTCTGTTACAACTTATGCATCTAGCTTGTCCACCAGTTGTATCTATCATACGACAGACACCTGTACATGGACTATCCTTTTGCACTCTTACGTCTTTTACCTGAATATGTTACATTCCAGTTTTTACGTGCTGGTCCTGTTTTCTTTTTAGCCATAGTTCTTTTTTCTGAAGCTGTCATTTTTTTTGCAACTGCTTTAGGTCTACATGCTGGATACTTACGATTAGCATCTTTCTTACCACTACGACCACAGGCTTTACCTGTTTTAATATCAGTCCACTCTTCAGAGAACCATTTACCTAGCCCACCTTTACTTACCACGTTTAGCTACCCTGTTGTCTTTACCAGACCAAGTACCTCCACGAGTTTTGTATGTTTTAGCTGCCCATGCATTAGCATATGCAGATGGATATACTTTAAATTTTTTTTTAGCTTCGCCTTTAATTCTAGACCAAAGACTTGGATTATTTGGTTTAGGACTACTCATTACCACTTAACCTTATGAGACCAATACCTTGCACTAAGTTTACTTGGATTAGCATCTTGTGCATTATGTCTTGCATAGTAAGATTTTTTACGAGCTTTATCTTTGGCTGTTTTAGGATTTTTACCAGCACCACTAACACCTTGTTGTCCAAACCTAATAATCTTTTCTTTACCATTAGCACAAGCTTTAACTACATGTGATTTAGTTTTATGCCCTGATGTACGTTTAGGTTTATTACATGGCATATCTTTTTTACTTACAGATTTAGTAGCCATTACTTAGAGATGCCTTTTAACTTTTCAAAAGTTCTTAACCCTGCCATACCTAACATAGCAAAGGTAAGTTCTAATAAAATGTCATGGTCTATTGTAGGAATAGGGCTTGTTACTCCATCTAATCCATCTACATAAACTACAAGAGGATGTCCTACAAATAACCAGAATATACCAATAGCACATGACCAACCAATCATAGGTCTCCAACCAGCAACAAAGACTGACCGGTGTTGTGCTTCTGCTTTATTAATTTCTGCTTGTGCTAGATTAAGTTTACTAGCATTATCAATTAAAGTCTTTTCAATTTCTTGTTTAGCTTTTTCAGCACCAGCTTTATCTGGTATAATTTTATCTAATACTGGTCCTATTAATGGAAGGATAGCTTGTAACATTTATTTCCACCATTTAAATTTATTTACTAAATTATTTAGTCTTACTTTATTTACTCTAATAGCTGTATCTAGTTTAGGCATTACCCACTTTCTAAGTAATACTTCCCAAACTACAACACTAACTATTACTACAATTAATGCATTCATATTATCTCCTTAAATATGTAGAACACTCATAACTACAGCTACAGCAATAGCACCAAAGCCTGTTAGAATTCCCCAAATTAATTTCCAAAGCATTTGTTCAATACGGTCTAATCTATGATGTATTGTGTCATATCTTTCTGCACAAAGTTTTTCGTGAGCTAACAGTTCTTCGCGTGGTGACATTAATTATCAGCCTCCTCTGGTGTATTACCTTCACTCAACCATTGTAAGTATGTTGGGTTAGTGTCATCTACTGGAAAAGATGTAAAACTACCATTACCATTATCTATAATAATATGTTCTTGAGTTTCGCCTTTAATACTTTTTGTTGTTAATATTTTATATGTCATGTTATAGCTCCGCATTAAACGCTATGTAATTAGTACTACCATTTGGCAATACAGCATACATTTTTTGTGCTGTTAATCCTGTAGATGTAAAGTTCATAGTACAAGATGTTGTTCCAGATTCTGCTATTCCAACAGCACTAAATGCTGTTACTGCTCCTCCAAGCCACCAACCTAACCCAGAATAATCAATAGAAGAAGCATTACTTCTCATAGTAACTGGAAATGGTACATGACCATACATATTAGTCGTATTAGCAGCCATTGCCCAAGCAACCCAGTTATTGCTTGAAGTTGAATTCCATTTATAATAATACCTTTGACATCTTGCTAACTCTATATCATAAGGTCTGTGCTCAAAGGGTGTGGCTGTATCCCCTACTTCTAGTTGTACGGCTGTAATGTTCATATAGTTAGAAGTAGTATCGGCTAAATTAGATACTCCAACAGCTCTGTTTGCACTTGTAGCTGCTCCCCATGATGTTTGTAATGTTCCTGATGTGTAAGTAGAGCCAGCACCCAACCAGAAATATAAGTATAAAGCACCACTATTATTATTAGCTAATGTTCCAGTAGTGTCGCCTGCATAAGTAATGGTTTTCTTTTCCCAAGTATCTGTCGTGTCTATTGTAAAAGATTTATTAATATGTCTTGCGTTAGTTCCATCAAACAATTCAGCAATGTATAGACCTGTTTTGTTTGATTTTACCCAAAACGATAGAGTAACTGATTCAGCATTAGCTGTACCTTTTTTAAGTTGTTGTAAATTTTGACCTTCAATACCTTGTGATAATAATAAAAAATCACCTGTTGCTGGACTTGCATCTGCTGTGGTACATAACATTTTTACGCTATTTGCAAAACCTTGTCCACCAGGCACATCAGTATCTTGACTCATTGTCCAAGTACCTAGAGTTTGAGGTGAAAAAGCAAATCTATCAACACTATGATAACCACCAGAAGTAATACTGCTAGTACTTGTACCTCTCTGAGCCACCTGCATCGCACCATTGATGATAATGTTTTTTGTGCCTAGTGGTACTGTAGATGCAAAGTCAGCAGTAACAATACTGCCATCGGTTATCTTGTCTATGCCTGTATCGCCATTGATTATGACTGCCATTATTCTGCCTCCTCTGGCTCGTTTCCTTCAGCTTTCCACGCTAAAAATTCTTGGTAGTCTTTATTTGCTTCGTCTGCTGGAATTAAAGCATTATCAGATAGTCTAATAATTGCTCCAGTTTCTTCGTTTGTTATTGCATCTTTATATTTTTTATACATAATCATAACTCCGCACTTGCTGTCCAAGCATTAATATAACAACCAGAACCAGTTTTTGTGTAGAAAAAATCAGTTGTACTTGCACTTCCAGCTGCTCCTGAACCTGAAACAGTTATAGTTGGTGTAGCTCTCATAGTGGTTGGAAAGAAAATTTCACCTATATACAAAGTACCATCGTATAAACCACCATGTTTATTATTAGCAGAATCGCCTTTGCCATAATACCTCTGACATCTTGCTAACTCCATATCGTATGGTCTGTGTTCAAATGGTGTAGCTGTGCCGACCTCTAGTTGTACGCCTGTGATGTTTAGGGTTGCGCTAGCAGTGGCAACCAAATCAACCGTGCCAGAAGGGTAGGTCGGTGACGAACCCCATGCACCCCCAACACCTTTTGATGACGAGCCAGACCCTAGATTAAACAAAAGGCTAAACCCACGGGTTTCTGTTGTGCTCCATGTTCCAGTTGTGTCGCCGGGAATGGTGATGGTTTTGTATTCCCAAGTGTCTGCGGCGTTTATTGTAAACGACCATGCGTAGCGGCGGGAAAAGTCTGCATTAACAAGCGTACCGCCAAATAAGCCTGTTAAAGATGAGCGCACCCAAAACGAAAGCGTCACCGCTTGGGCGGTCGCTGTTCCAAAACCCGCGTCAGCAACATTAAAACCTTCAATATATTGCCCAAAGTAGCAAGCATCTGCGGCACCGGGAGAGCCGGAAGTGGTTGTAGTAATAAGTGCGCTGTTTGTAAACCCTTGAGGTGCGGCGGTTGACCTTTGAACTGAAAAGCGGGTTGAACCTGTGCTGTTGCAAACAAACCTGTCAAGCACATATAGGTTACTTCCTACGCTACCGCCACCGGGGTAAGTCACACTAGCCCCAGCATTACGCTGGTCAATCCTCATATCACCATTGATGATACGGTTACGCACACCAAGAGAGTTCTGTGTTGCTAGTGTCTGTGTCGTTGCTGGTAATGTCAGCGTATTGCTACCAGCTACACTAGGTGCTGATATGCTAATGCTTCCTGATGTATCGCCCTGTAAGTTAATACTTGCCATAGTTACTCCGTTGGTTTAGGATGTGCAGTCTTCACTGCATCAATATGTTGTTTCCATGTATCAGTGCCATTCACACAATCCCAGTACTGCATGTCTAATTGTTCTGCTAATGGTTTGTATGCAGATGCTCGTTGCTCTTTATATGCGTTCTTTGCTATCTCTGCTTCAACAGTAGTGTTGTCGTAAATTACTTCGTTGTCATTTGCATCGTATGCTACATCACCACGAATAACAGTTACTTGTGGGTATAGTTTATATATTGCTTGAAATTTATTCATTATCCAGCTATCTCCATAAGTGTTATTACATTATTATACCCAGTTAGACCAAAGGCAACTAATTGACCTGAAACACTGCTTTTTAAACGACAGGTGTATGTTGTAGCGGATGTTGTAGATGGAGTATCTAAATAATTAAATGCTGAAGTGATTTGAGAGCTACCAACACTATTATAACCCGCTCTATCATAAATCAATGTTCCACCTCTATTTAAACCAACAACAGCATGACCACCACCAGCATTTGCTGGATATAAAATAAAATTTGCAATAATTAAAATTTTACTTGAAGATGATGTTGGAGTGATTGAAGCTGTTAGTGCAGTATCAGCATAAGATGTAGAATTTGATGTTGTTTGAGTTGTTGTCTTTGCATTTACTACTTGTAATACATGACCTGTTGCTGCTAAACCTTTACCACTTGCCATTGTAATACCTGTGCTACCGACTGTAGCAATATCTGCACCAGCACTCTGTAGTTTTATCTCACCAGATGTGTCACTAGTAAACTTTAATCCATCACTTGTATCTGCGTTTATGATTGTTGACATATTATAATACCACCCATCGTTGTCCAGAAGGAACAGTAACTGTTACACCAGCTGCAATTGTCATTGGACCTACACTCATCCCATTCGACCCTGCTGTTATTGTATAGTTTGCTGTAATATCATCTGTGTTTTCATAAATAGCACCTCCTGCAGAAGCACCTCCACCAATTGAACCCCATGCTGTACTATAGCCTTC